AGAAACTGTTAATGGACTTGAAACAAAAGTTTCAATGTATAATCACCTTAAAGAAAAAGGAACTTTAAAAACATGGGAAGGTTCTAAATTACTAAGCCCTGAAGAATACCAAAATAATAAAAGAGAGATTCAAAACAATATTTTTGATATTAGCGACTATGCAGGGTTGACTGGCGATAAATTATTAGAAATAGCAAAATCTGATATTAGCCAAGAAGAAAAAGACTTTATTGCAAACAATATTGAACTAATTAACGATACATATAATTTAGGGTTAGAATAATGGCTTCATTAAGTGATTTTAAAAAATTAAACTCCAACAACACCAATAAGGCATTAAAAAAAGATAAAAGTTTATCAGGGAAAATTAAAAATTTTGCAAGTAAAGATTATGTAAAAGAATATGATCCTAATCAAAATGCTTTTTCTCAAGCGATCTCTAACTTAGACGATAGTGCTAAACAATATGTTAAAGACATAATAACTCCTTTTTTAAATCCTATTCAAACTGCTAAAGACATAGGAGCATTAGGATCTAGTGTTGTTAATCTATTAGTACCAGGTGAGCAGGGAAATGAAGATTTAGCAAGACAAGTTGGTCAATTCTTTAAAGAAAGATATGGTGGAATTGAAAACATTAAAAAAACTTTTGCTACTGATCCTGTTGGTTTATTAGGTGATGTTTCTATTTTATTTACAGGTGGATCTGCATTAGCAGGTAAAGTAGCAGGAAAAACATCTACCCTTGCCAAAGCTTTAAGAGTAGCAGAGAACATAGATCCTTTAGTAGCTTCTAGTAATGCCATCAAAGGTGCTGGTAAATTAGGTCAAGCCATCACTTCTAATACATTAGGTTTAACAACTGGTGCTGGTAAAGACGCTATAAGCACTGCTTATGAAATAGGACAAGGAACTAATAAGAGAGTACAAAAAAGTTTCCTAGATAATTTAAGAGGAAAAGAAGATATCACAAATGTTGTGGATGAAGCTAAGTCTAGTTTATTAGATAAGAAAAAATCAATACAAGAAGAATATCTAAAAGGAAAAGATGCTTTAAATCTAGAAAAAACATTCATTCCATTTGATGAAGTTGAGACTGCGATTAACAATGCTTTAAGTGATTATTCAGATTTTGGTATTAGTAATTTAGACAAAGCTGGAAAAACAAAATTAAAAGAAATTCAAACTTTATTAAAAGAGTATAAAAAAACATCTAACTCCCATAATGCTTTTGGTATGGATGCTTTAAAGAAAGCAATAGATAACCTATATCCAACAGGAATAAATGTTGGTGTTTCTGGTAGGCTTGTAAGCGATATTAGAAATGCAGTTAAAAATATAATTGTTAAAAAAAATCCAGAGTATAACAAGGTTATGAAATCCTATGAAGAAGCGATGGGATTATATAGACAGATGTCGGATGAGTTAAGTCTTAACAATAGAGCTAAAGTTGGAACAATTTTAAAAAAATTACAATCTGTATTAAGAAATAATGTTAATACAAATTTTGGTAGTCGATTAGACGCTTTAAAATACTTCGATACAGAAGATGGTAATTTAATGGCTAAATTAGCAGGGCAATCTCTTAACACTTTTACCCCAAGAGGTATTCAATCTTTAGTGCCAACAGGTGTTTTGGCTGGTGGAGCAGTTTATGGTGGTGGAGCTATAAGCCCAATGAGTGTAGCTCCTTTATTACTAGGTTCTCCAAGACTAATGGGCGAGGCTTCTTATTATGCAGGTAAAATGTCAAAGCCTTTTGTTGCCACCAATAAATTTATGGACAAATACAATGTTTCACCAACAGGTGTCCTAAGAGGATCAAGAGCAGTTGGGTTACTAGATCAACCAATTCAAGAATATAAAAACGAAGGATTATTACAATGACAACATCTAATTACAGTACTACTGCTAATAGCAATACTACCATTAATAGTATTAGCGTTGCTGAGGGAATGTCACCCTCAAATGTGAACAATGCTATTCGTGAACAATTAAAAGACTCAAGAGACTCTTGGAATGACAAAGAGTGGTTTATTTTAGGATCAGGTACTGGTAGTACAACTTTTACAAGAGCTTCTGCAACTAGCATCACTGTATCATCAGATATTTCTTCTACACATCATGTTGGTCGTAGAATAAAGTTAGTAGGTAGTAACACAGGCACTATTTATGGAAAAATAGCTACTAGTTCTTATTCTTCACCTAATACCACAATTACTTTTACATTTGATAGTGGTTCTATTGATTCAGGCGACTCTACTGTAACTGTTTATTTAGGATCTACTTTTAACAACCCATCTATCCCTGTTGTTGACCAAGATGATATGTCATCAAACAGTGCTATCTTACCACCCTCTCAACAATCAGTTAAAGCCTATGTGGATAGTGGAACTTCTACCCTTACAAACAAAACAATAGATAGTGCTAACAACACCCTTACTGTTGATTTATCAGAAGCTACTGTCACAGGAACATTATCAGAATTTAATACTGCTGTTTCTGATGCAACCCTTGTTTCTACTACAGGAGCAGAAACTTTAACTAATAAAACAATTACTTCACCTGTTGTTTCTGGCCTATCTTTATCTGACTCTAACATTGTATTTGAAGGTGCGACTAACGATGCCTTTGAAACAACCTTAACAGTTACAGATCCTACTGCTGATAGAACAGTAACAATTCCTAATGCTACTACAACTTTAGTTGGTCAAGACACCACAGACACTTTAACCAATAAAACTATTAGTGGTTCATCTAACACTTTATCCAATATCGGCAATAGTTCTTTAGTTAATTCGAGTGTGAATTATGGTGGTGTATCTCTTTCTTTAGGGGGTAGTGATACAACCCCAGCATTTGATTTAACAGATGCAACTAACTATCCAACAAGTTCTTTAACAGGCACTATTACCAATGCTCAACTTGATGGTTCTATTGCTGGAACTAAATTATTAGATGATGCTATTACAACAGCAAAAATCATTGATGATGCAGTTACAACAGCTAAGATTGTTGATAACGCAGTAACCATAGATAAAATTGCTGATAGTGTCATTGTCACTAACGCAGAACATTCCGCTCATACACCTGATGATAGTTCTTTCTTCACAACCTCTGCTAGTGATGCAAGATACTTTAGACAAGATAGCACAGAAACAATATCCTCTGGTGACACATGGTCAGCAAGTGATAGTTATATTGCTACTACTTCTGCTATTGATAATCGTGTTATTGACCTAGTTGATGATGTAGGTGGATTTGTTCCTATCGCTAATGAAACAAGTTTTCCTACTACTAACCCCGATGTTAATGATGGTGCTGGAACTATTGTTAGTGTTTCCTCTATTGGTACTACAAGAACACCTACTGCTGGTACTGTTACGATTGCTAATGGTTCAGGCTCTAACACAGTTACTATTACAGGGTGTGGCTCAACAGTTTTAACTGCTGGATATGGTGTTTTAGTAGAAACAACTTCAACCCTACACACTTACACTTTCCACAGATTAGTTCCTAAAGCAACAGAAGTAACCACAGTTGCTTCTATCTCAGGTGACATTACCACAGTGGCTAATGACACAACTGATATAGGTGTAGTTAGTGGATTAAGTACTGATATACAGGCTTTAGCTGATATTGAAGATGGAACCTCTGCTACAAATGCAATTTCAAATGTAGGCAATAGTATTTCCAATGTAAACACAGTAGCTACTGATTTAAGTGGTAGCGATAATATCGGAACTGTGGCTACATCAATTAGTAATGTCAATAGTGTTGGTGGTTCGATTAGTAATGTGAACCTTGTTGGTGGCTCAATCAGTAATGTCAATACAGTAGCTTCCAATATTAGTGATGTTAATAGTTTTGCTGAAACTTATTTCATTTCTGCTACTGCACCTAGTTCACCCACAGTCGGTGATTTATGGTTTGATACAGCTAACTCAGTAATGAAAGTTTACACATCAGGTGGGTGGGCTAATGCTGGTTCCTCTGTGAATGGAACAAGTGAAAGATTTAAGTACACAGCAACTTCAGGTCAAACAACCTTTACTGGTGCTGATGATGATGGAGCAACCCTATCTTATGATGCTGGTTATGTAGATGTTTTCTTAAATGGTATAAAATTAATTAGTGGTACTGACTTTACAGCAAGTAATGGAACTTCGATTGTTTTAACAAGTGGTGCTACTGTTAATGACATCTTAGATATCGTTACCTATGGAACATTTGAATTAGCAAACTTCTCTATTAATGATGCGAATGATGTGTCCACTGCTGGAGTTACTAATGGTCAAGTTCTTGCTTACAATTCTAGTGCTAGTGAGTTTCAACCAACCACAGTGGATTTAACTAATCTATCAGCTTCTAACTTAACAAGTGGAACTATCCCTGATGCTAGATTTCCAGCAGTATTACCAGCGATAGACGGCTCTAATCTTACTGGGATTACCTCTGTGGGTGGTGCTACTGGTGTTAGTTTTAACGATAATGTTAAAGCACAGTTTGGTGCATCTAATGATTTACAGATTTACCATGATGCCACTGATTCAGTAATTAAAGATGCTGGTACAGGAAATTTAGTGTTAGCATCTACTAATTTAAGAATGTCCACTGCTGATAGGACTGAAAGTTATATTCAAGCTGATGCAAATGGTGAAGTAAGATTGTATTACGATAATGCAGAAAAACTAAATACTTCAGCAACAGGTGTTGATGTTACAGGTACAGTTACAGCAACTTCCTTTAGTGGTGACGGCTCATCTTTAACAGGTATTAATACTGACTTAGTAGCAGATACAACTCCTGAATTGGGTGGCAACTTAGCCTCTAATGGTAACAGTATCATTATGGCTAATAATGATAAAATCCAATTTGGAACTGGTAATCAGTTAGAAATGTATAATGACGGCACTCATTCTTATATTAATGAAAGTGGAACAGGTGCTTTAAAAATTCGAGGTCAAAATATTAACATTCAAAATAGTGCTGGACTTGAAACTTTTGTAGGAATGACTGCTAATGGTTCTG